TATGGAAAGCAACATATCACGAGATCATATTGCGCTTGAAGCAATGAAGTGCATAATGATGACAGCAAAACGCAGAAGAACTTTATGGAATAGAGTTGTAACATTGGTTTTCCCATTCAAAGAGGTTAGTATGATAAACTACAACTCTGAAAAACAGGCTAAAGCCGCTTACCAGATAGCCGATGCGATGATTAAGGAACGTAGTAAGATAAAGGAGGAATAATATGTATTACGAAGTAAAGTTAAAGGTGATGAAACCTAACAAGGAAGGCCTTGAAAAAGAAGTAAAAGAACATTTCATTACAGACTGTTCACTTTTTGCAGAAGCGGAAGCCAAAGGGCTTGAACAGTACGCATCTGATAATATGGAATCTGATGTATTCTCCATTTCACGTTCAAACATCATTGAGATAATCAACGAAAAGACAGAAGACAAACCATTCTTCAAGGCTACCATTGTAGATACTCAGATTGATGAGAACGGCAATGAGAAAGAATTGAAATACTATAATTTGGTTTGCGCAAAGGATTTAAAGGAGGCAAACACTTTGATGGAACAACACCTTTCACAAGGTTTGTCTGATATGAGATTGGATGCGATTGTTAAAACCAAAATAATTGATTTGATTTAGTTATGGAAGAGTTTATTTCAGACTGGTTCATTCCGATGGATTTCGGTAATGATATGCCGGACGAAGAACTGGACGGTGAGGATAATTTTAATTTTGATTGACATAGAAAAGAAATTTGAACTTACAGACAAGTTTGTATTCAATACTTTTGGAATTAAATTATTCCAAATTAAGTGTACAAAGTCTTTCAAATATGCCAAGGAAGGTGATTTGGGAGGATATGTTGAGAAAGATGAGAACTTAGACCAAGAAAGCAATGCTTGGGTGTACGGCAATGCTCAGGTGTACGGCGATGCTCGGGTGTACGGCGATGCTCGGGTGTACGGCAATGCTCAGGTGTACGGCAATGCTCAGGTGTCCGGCGATGCTGATATAGAAAATGATAACAATCATTGCGGATTTGATTGTTTCGGTTCATGCAACCGCCACACTCACGCATATTTGACAAAAGATAATAAAGTCGAAATAACTTGTGGGTGTTTTCGTGGCAGCATTGAAGAGTTTGAAAAGAAAGTGGAGAAGACACATTCGGGAACAATCTACGAGAAACAGTATAAAGCCATCATCAATGTTATTAAAATTAAATTTGGGTTGACTGATTTGATATAGATTAAGTGCATTTGTTTACATGCCTTCCCGGTCTGTGAAGATAGGGCGGGCGAATATGGGGCGTAAGCACTGGCTGTGTTCCTTATTATGAGAAGTGCACAATATACGTTGTAAGGGCTTGTTGATTTATGAAGCTTCAATCGGCAAGTTAATCATGATTGCTGGCACTGCCCAATTATGGTTTGGTGGGTTCGATTCCCCTACGCCCCTCATAAATGTGAGCCACACATAAATGGCAAGGGTTAGTAAATAATGGTTGTGCCCCGGAGAATACGCTTCGGGGCTTTTAATTAAAAAGATAGAATGAGACATTTAGAAGATCAGCTTCAAAAGGCTATTATTCAATATTGGGATTTTAAATACCCTAAATGGACGAAAAGGCTCCATCATTCTCCCAATGGAGGAAAGCGTAATGCTATTGAAGCTTCCAAGTTCAAGCAGATGGGTGTTCGTGCTGGCTTCCCTGATTTGATACTGCTTATTCCAAATAGATTCTATCCCTTTTGTGGTATTGAATTAAAAGCAAAGACAGGCAGACAGTCAGAGAATCAGAAAGCTTATCAAAAGGAATTTGAGAGTATTGGGGCGAAGTACGTTGTTGTCCGATCATTGGACGAGTTTATTAAAGTGGTGGATAATTATTTGAAAGATATTTGAATTTTATTTTGGTGTTTTAGAAAAAGGGAGTATATTTGCAGCGACCTACATAATGAATGGCGAGTGACGCTCGCTTTTTAGTGAGCATTTTTTATGCTTGCAAGTTTGCTGCAATCAATATAGCGGCTGTTACCCCCGTGTGGTGAAGTTAATGCTCACCCTGCCATTCATTGGTGTAGGTCAACGGGAAAGGGCAGCCGTTTCTCTGTTCTATAATGCCAAAATAAAAAGACCTACAATTATGGCAAAAGAATTAAATTCAAACAAAAAAACGATGAGTTCTCTTGAGATTGCAGAACTCGCAGGTAAACAACACAATGATGTGTTAAAGGCTATCCGTGCAATGGAACCGGCATGGGAGAAAGTTACTGAGGGGAAATTTTCCCTCAGTGAATACAAGGATTCAACAGGCAGGACTTTGCCTTGTTATGAATTAAACTATCAAGAATGCATGTACATTGCTTCCAAGTTCAATGACGAAACAAGAGCGAAGTTAGTCCTTCGTTGGGATGCGTTGGAAACTGGTAAAGCAGAACCAATAATCACTTCGGTAAAAACAGAAGTGAAACAACCAACCATCTCCGACAAAATGAAAGCAGCTACATGGGCGGCAAAGTTCTTGAATCTGAATGAAAACTCAAAGCTGATTATTGCAAAACAGATACTTGAACCGTACAATCTTCCTCTTCCCGACTATACCCCATCAAAAGGAGTACTCAAATCTGCCTCGGAACTTCTATCAGAAAGAGGTATGAAAATATCGGCACAGGTATTTAACAAGAAAGCCATTGAAAAAGGCTACCTGTGCAATTTGGAAAGAAATTCAGCTCACGGACAGAAGAAACGGTTCAAGTCAATAACGAACAAAGGTCTTTCATTCGGAGAGAACCAGGTAAACCCGAACAACCCTAAAAGCACTCAACCGCTTTGGTATGAGAACAAATTTAGTGAATTGTTAGGCATATTAGGTTTTCAATTCATGGGAGGATTGTCTTATGAAAACTAAATTGTCCTCTCTCTTATTAATGTTAGTACTCACTATCATTAACCCTATCTTGTTTATATTACCGTTTATTGTTTGCTTCATTTCAGCGAAGAAAGGAGGTCTGCTATGAAAAAGAAAATAGCAACCGTTGAGATTGAATGCTCAAATTCTCATTTAATACCAACATTCAGTGACTTTTTAAATGAATTACAAAAGCGGTTTGATATTGAGAAAGACTGCAAGAATGAAGCGTATTCTTTTATAATAGCAAACGGACTGTATGAAGATTTTAGGGAGTTCTGCAAAAACTACAAAGGAGTGGACCACTACAAAGCAATAATCGGAATGCTTATCACTGATGCTGAAATAAAACAAATCAAGAAATAACAAAAATATAATCAACTAAGTGCTGGTAGCCTTATACAAGGCTGCCACACCTCTTATATCATAAATTATGAAAACAATAGGAGAAATAATGAATGAAATAGAACATATACCTAAATGCCCTAAAAGTGGGGAAGTCAATTTGCTTTATTTAATTGGAATAATGAAAAGTGGTCATGGGAAGAAATAGAAAAGTAGGACTTGATTACTTCCCTATGGACGTGGATTTCTTTCAGGATATACGCATTAGAAAACTAATCAAGTATCAAGGCGGTAAAGCTGTAACTGTATATGCTCTCCTGCTATGTATTATCTACAAACAAGGGTACTACGTGAGGTGGGATGATGAGTTGCCCTTTATTATCTCGGAACAAACCGGGTTTGAAGAGGCGTATATACAGGAAGTCTTTAAATGCTGCCTGATAGTCGGGTTGTTTTCTAAAGAACTGTATGATTCTGACAAAGTAATTACATCGAAGGGGATTCAGGAACGTTATAAGAGTATTTGTGACCAGTTGAGACGTGTATGTCAACTTGATGAGTTCGGACTTATTTCCTCCGAAGAAACAGGCATTTCCTCCGAAGAAACAGGCATTTCCTCCGAAGAAACAGGCATTTCCTCCGAGAAAAGTACACAAAAGAAAAGAAAAGGAAATAATAAAGAAAGCTCTATAAATAGAGCAAAAGAAAAAATGGGTTCTGATTTTGGAAGTTGTGATATAGATCTCAGTGAATTGCAACATGAGCTGTCATCAGACAGCGGATGGGAGGAAGCAATAAGGCTTCATTTGTACCGTAACGGGATAAAGGTTTTCGACCATGATATGTTTCTTCTATGGCTTGACAAGTTCGTGATAAGCCTAAAAGCCGGAGGGACTATCTCGAAAGACAGGAAAGGTTTTATGGAGTATTTTAGGAACTGGATATTGACCGAGATAAAAAAGGGGGCTACAAATTTGTTCCAAGATACGAATGATGCGTTGTTGGAATCTTCTAAAGATAACAATGCCTATTATAAATTCCTGTCATATATCAAGAAACAAGCACCGTATTGTTTTTCCAATATGCGATTGCCTACGGAAGAAGAATTTTTGCTTTTACGGGACAAATATGGGAACGATATGTTTAAAAGCGCATTGCGCACAATAGAGGGCAGAGCAGACATCCGTTCAAAATGGGATGTTTTGTATTATGCTATTTTAAAACAACTCAAGTTTATGAAAGATGAAAGATGAAATAATGCCGAGTGGAATGCGTATATTGCCAAGAGATGAAGAGTGTGAGAAACGTGTTCTTGGGACCATTCTAAGCGAGAGAGATACCATTTACGAAGTGAGGGATATCCTTACTGAAAATTGTTTCTATAACGATTTTCACAAGCAGATATACAGGACTGTATTGGAAATAACGGATTCCGGTGGAAGAGCTGATGCCATCAGTGTGAAATCAAAACTGGAGTTCTCATATCCAGACTTTAGTTTATATGAGCTGACAAAGATTTCAGGAATGTACACATTCGATCTGTATCAATATGCGTGCAGACTTCATGATCTGATGATACGGAGACGGTTCTTTGATATTGGGAGTTATCTCGACAGTAACGCTTTTAATGAGAAGGAAGATATTGCCGACGTCGTGCAAAAAGTGTCAGATCAGCTTGCTAATCTGTTCTCATCCAATTGTAATTCTATCAGCACGGTCAAGGAATGCATAGAATCCGTATATGAAACGATAAACCGCAACATGTCAGGGAAAACAGACTTAACAGGTACACCGACCGGATTTGACAAGATAGATGGGAAAACAGGTGGACTTCAAAAATCAGACTTGATAATTATTGCAGGTGAAACTAGTGCTGGCAAAACGTCAATGGCTGTAAGCATGATGAAAAACGCTGCAATAGCAGGTGCTAAGATAGCCATGTATTCAATGGAGATGAAGAAGGAACAAATTACGTCTAGAATTATTTCAATGATAAGTGGTATTCCTTCAAATGTCATACTTTACTCACCGCTTTCCGGAATGCAGTTGGAAAATGTAGACCGGGCTGTGGATACTGTATCAAAAATGCAAATCTATTTCGATGAAAGGAGCACGTCCAATATCGACACGATAATATCTTCAATCCGTCAGATGAAATTTAAAAATGGGATAGACGGGGCTGTGGTAGATTATTTGCAGATTTTGAATGTTAACATGAAGGGAAGTAACAAAGAACAGCAGATGGGAGAGGTTGCAAGAAGGCTGAAGAATCTGGCAAAGGATTTGGATATATGGATTATTGCATTGTCGCAGATGAATAGGGATAATCTTAACCCTGTACCTACATTGGCAAGGTTAAGGGATAGTGGACAGATAGCGGAAGCAGCAGATATAGTTATGCTGATTTATCGTCCTGAGGTAAAAGGGAAGCGGTATCCTGATGAGTTTTCAGACGTGGACACAAAAGGAACTGCCATGATTGATATAGCTAAAGGCAGAAATATAGGACTATTGAAGTTTATTTGTGGCTTCAATGCTGCATCTACTCACTTTTACGACTTGAACATTATTCCCATATCAAGTAATAGCACTGAAGATGATAACAACCCATTTTAAGTATGCCAAAGAAAGTCAAACCGGAAATTGTATATGTCAAATGCCGGAATTGCAAGAATGCCTCGGACTTCGGGGATAATTCTGCGTATTGTAAGGCTAAAGGGCATAGAGTGTGTGCCTGTGACAGATATGGGCAAATTTGCAACAGTTTTCTAAAGAAAGAATTATAACGAAAAAGGAGAAATTTATGAATACCGAGATGCAGAGAAAGATACGTGAATGGGAAGCGGAACGCGATAGAAACCTACGCATACACTGCCCTCTTGTAGCTGCCAAATTCCAAAGATGGATTGACAAAATTAATAAAAAGGAGAACGAAAGTATTAACCGCATGAAAGGAAATGTAAAGTGAAAATA